CTGTAGTTGTTATTGCAGAGGAACCATTATCTATAGCACCAAATCCTGAAGTAATAGATCCACTATCTAATGCACCTACTGTTGTTGCTGCAGTAGTAACAAGATTAGGCATTGCTGTAATTTCATCATCAAAGTATGCAGCTAAATCTGTAACTGCAACTTGCACCATTGTGCCGTTGTCGTTTAATACAACTCTATCTGCATCTGCAACTGTTGTTGAAGTAGCGGATGTTCCACCGTCAACAATATTTAACTCTGCTGCTGTACTTGTTACTGTTGTACCATTTATAGAGAGTGCATCAGTTTCTAATGTACCATCTATATCTGCATCACCTGATATATCTAATGTTGCAGCATCTAATTCACCTGAAAGAGTTATATTAGTAGCACCTGTAATAGCACCATCTAAAGCAACAGCACCATTAATATCAATAGTAGTAGCTGCTATTTGTATTTCTGTATCTGCAACAATATCTAATTGGCCATCTGTAGATGAATTAATATATAAAGCAGTATCTCTAAAAAGAAATTTATTTGTAGAATTTAAAGTTAAACCTGTACCATCAGTGTGTGTTAAAGTTGTGTCTGAATCTGCACCAAAACTTAATACTGCAGAGTCGCTTAATAGTTTAAGGTCATCGCCTATAACAGCATCTTTTGCTACAGATAAACCACCATCAGTTTGTAATGAGCCATCTGTTGTAGAAGTTGCTTCAGTAGTGTCATCTGTTTTTACAATACCACTAGCTGTAACTGTTGTAGCTGTTAATGCTTGTGCAGCAATCGTGCTACCTGATAAAGCTGTAAATGTATTTGCTGTAAATCTAAAATCATCTGCACCAGCTATTGCGATATCTATTTGGTCATCTGTATCTGCTGTAATTGTCGTATCTTGATCTTCATCTAATATTAATGAATCACCATTAAGATCATAACTTCCAACACCACCCGTTGCAGTATCTACAATATTTGTTCCATCAGAAAAAACTAATCGTGTTCCTTTATCGGAAGTACCAAAAGTTATACCAGATCCTGATGCAGTTTTAAATTGTACAGTGTAAGCACCGCTTGTGCCATTTACCACAATGTAAACTTTTTCAATTGAGTCTGGTACAGTTACAATAGAGTTACCTGATATTGTACCTGTTAATTTTATAACAGCATGTCTTGCAACGGATGTTGATTCTGTTGTGTCACCATCTGTAATACTTAATGCTTTTGTACCACCACTAGTTACTGCTACTTCTACATAACCAGCAATTGCTTTTTCTACAATTTGTAAATTAGTATTAGTTTTTGTTCCCCATGTACCGGCATTTTCGCCGGTTGCCATTAGTTCAATACCTAGATCTGAATAACTTGATGCCATAATTTAATTCCTTTACGGTGCTGGCGAATTGACTGGTATTCTAATTGTACCATCAGAATAATCATCTCTTCGTCTTCTACCTATTTGTTCTCCTCCAAATTTTTCTACTTCTATTTTGTATTTTTGTTCATACAATTGCAGCATGTCCGCTGGGCCTTTTAAATACGCATACGCTTCTGCGAGACAACAGTATAGCAGACCATTTGGAAAATTCAAACTAATGTAACTAGTTTCATTGTCTGTTGCTTCTAATTTATCTGGTATACGATTGTAATGAATTTGATATTCGTAAGTTGTGTCAGGCACTGGTGATAACAAAATAGCACCTGATGTAGAGCTAGTATTACCTGTACCACCACCCTTCATTGCGTAATATTTTGGTTTTGCTGTACTTGTATTTGCTGAACTGTACTCTTCTAAAAATGTTAAATCTTTTTTCTCTAACCAAATGTTAGAGCCAGTTGTGACTGATGTTGAATCATAAACTTGTACACCTCTAATAACTAATGCTCCTGCTGGGACATTTACAAAATCTTGATCAGCAACTAAATTACCAGTTGTTGATGTTCTGTATGCATCAATAGGTACATCTCTAAAAATTCTATACTCTGCATTTAAAACTATATTTTCAATTACAGCATCAGTTAAAACAGTGCTAGTTACTTCTGTGTAATTTCTAATATTTGTTCTTAAATCTGAAAAACTTATTCCTGCCATTATGCTGTCAATGTTGCTGGACCAGCCGAACAACTATTGCCTCCTCCTGATATACCACCTGTTGTAGCAGTGTTTGTGTCTACAGTAAAGTGATAGAAATCTGTTGTGTTTGCAATATTACCACTTGAATCTCTTTTACCAACTGTAATAGAATATCCTGCAGCTTTTGCTAAATTAGCTCCTGTAACACCATCAAAACCAACTGGGTTTTGAAAAGCATCTGGATCTGATGTTGTATAGATAGGTCCTCTAAATCTTACAGTATCACCTGTTGATCTACCATGAGATTTTTCAAACACATTTATAATACCTGATGATGCTGCAATCGTTTGAAAAGGATTTGGTTCTAAAGGTCTTGCAACTTCATTTTCAGTTCTAGCAGGTCTTGCATCATATAAACTTTGTGCATCTCCTGATCTTGATCTTAATTCTAATTGAGGGTGTTTAGCTTCAAATTCAGATTGATGAACTAAATGACCATTCCATTCTTTGACCATTTCTCTGTATGGAAACTCCATTCCTGATCTGTCTGATATTGCTTTTGCGTATTTTCCTCTTGCTTGTGCCATTAAGTTCCTGGGTAATAAGTTTTAGGGGTTATGTATGTACTAGAAGAAGAACCATCTTCAGCTAACGCTCTTGCTAATTCATCTTCATAATATAGTTTTAATTGTTGTGATGCTTGTGGATTAAACTTTTGTGATAAGTAAAAAGCTAATCCTGAAACCATACAAGGTACAAATCTATATGGTACATCTGTTGCATCTGTATAAGTAGAATCTGCATCTTGTATTCTTTTTACATAATAAATATGCATATCTTTAGATGCAGCTGTTGAGTCTGGTGTCGGGTAAACTGTAACTGTAGTTTTATCAATTAATCTTTGAACAAAATATTGTGATGGTGTTCCTTTAGATAATTTTGCAGACAAACTAGAATAAGTTGATCTATCAATTTTTGTCATTGCTGCATCTGATTGAGTAGTCTGTGTTCTGTTTTGTCTAAACGTTGCTTCTAAAATATCTGCAACTCCATAAACATTAGATGTTGCATTTGTACTAGAACTTGTTCCATCTCCACTTGCTCTATAGAAAGTATATTCAGCTTGGCCTTCAATTAAATCAATATTAGTTTCACCTACTTCCCAGTAGTGCAAACCTCTATTACCCCATTCTTGAAAAAGAATGTTTAAAGATCTTCTTGCAGATTTTAATTGATATCCAGAAGTTACTTGTGAACCTATACGTTCATATGCTTCTGCTATTAGATCATCTACAGCAAAAGTTTTGTCGAAAGTAACTGTGCCGGAAGTTGTATTGGCCATTAGTTACCCTCCTTAATAAATTTTCTGAAACTCTGCTATAATCGTATACATGTTACCAGAATCAGCTGCGCCTGGTACAACAAGATTAACATCGCTTTGATTACTGTTACTAGATTTATCTGCTGGTATTCCACCAAATTCTCTAAAGTCCCAATATCCTGCACCAGTTAATCCGATAATAGGAATATCTCCATCAGAGTCTTCTTCATCTAATCTAGCGTAAGAGTCTCCTCCATCACCACCTTGACATGAATACCAAACTCTAAGTAGTCCTAGATGAGCTACTGCAGTTCCGTCTTCTCTAGCATCTAGTGCTGATACATCTCCAAAAACTGTAGTTCCACCTGATCCGTCTGATTGGTTTACTATTTTAATAACAACTCTCTTATCGTTTTGTTGTAAGATAGTTGGTCCTGTTACTGTGTCTGCCATTGTTTCCCTCCTTAATTAAGAAACTGTGGGGCCGAAGCCCCACATAATTATTTATTATTGATCTGCAAATGCAGGTACGTCTGCACCTTCTGCTTGACCCCAAATGTAATAGTTTGTGCTATCTTTAGCCAAAATATTAATTTCAAATAAACCAAAGTCTGTAAGAGTTAACTTTGAGTTAGAGTTTCCGTCAGAATAAACAGATACGTTATCAGCATTAGAATCTAAATGAATAATTCCACCAATGAAAAAATTAGTGTTTCCTGGTGTTATTATAATTAAATTTTCTGCTTCTTCCGCAGCGCCACCATAAATAAATTTAAAGTGCGCACCAGCAACTGGTGCCGGTAATGTAATTGTTCTATTTGCTGCAAGTGCAGGAACTACAAGAGTTCTTCCACTATGTGTTGCGTTATCAAGAGTTTTATTCTCATCTGCTAATGCAACAGGTCCATCACCCATAGTGATGACTTCAGTAATTGCTCCAGTGCTAGAGTTTTTACTAATTGTTTTAAGTGTACTTTCAGATCGTACCGGACCTGTAAAAGTTGTATTTGCCATATTAATATCCTCCTAGATATCTTAAATGTAGTCCCTAGGGATGTCGACTATACGCGTCTACATTTAACTTATTTTAATTTGTATAGTGTGATTTTTATACAACAGTTTTTAGTAGAGTGCAAGAGAGCCTGTAATGTGGATTGGATTTTTCCAACGATGTAGCTTTTGATTAAGTAGCTACAGAAACTTGTGGAGCAGCGCCTTCAACGCTATTTTGTCTGTGAGCAATTTTAGCTTCTTCAAGCTTAATGTCAGTAATGACTTGTTTAACTTTGTCATCGATTCTGACCATTTCAAGAGTGTATCTACCATTAGACAGATGCTCCTGTTCCCACTTCAACTCCAAGGACCTTTTTCGTTTGTATAGGTCTTGTATCATCAACAACCTCCTCATAGGTTATTCTGTTTACTCGGTTATCATATGATATACCAAGATATTCCCAATTTATACTCTTTTCTCCCAATTTGTCAAGGATCGATTGTT